GCCAGACTTCTTGGAAGCAGTAATCGTGGTCAAGCCATCTTGGCTTTGTCCACTGGACACCATCCGGCCAATAGAAATCCGTAATCTTTGACATCGGCGATGTCTGGAAACGGCTGGCCGATGCTGGCTCAAATCGAACTTCAGCGCGTGGTTCAACCGTAATCGTTCCCCACATGCTGGAGGGATGGCTGCTGCATAGGTAGTAGTAGGTTCCGGCATACGCCGGGGAAAATTCAACGACGGTCGTTCCATTACCGGCAACAATGTTCGGAGCCGCCGGCGTGTTTGTCGGTGTATTGGTCCACGATGTACCAGGAACCGTGGAAATGTAGAGCGGATGCCCAGAAGTAGTCCGCGTGAAGATGATTCTGTCATTGACGCGAACCTGAAGCGTCGGATTTAAGACGGTACCACTGAGACCCGTACCCGAAATCGCGAAGGCACTCGATCCGCTGTTTGCAACTGAGTACTCAACCGTGTTGCTGAATGCAAGCGCCTGAGTCGGCGTGCCCGATCCACGAAGCGGCGATGTTGCATCCAGGGCACCGAGGACACCCGCACGTTGCCTTGAGGTCTCCGTCGTGACAAGATCCAGGGTGACGCCCTCCATGTCGGTTGCGTCAAATGTCGTTGTTCCGCCAACTTCCCATGCCTTGTTGATGTCGCTCTGTTTGTAATACCCATCGGAAATTGAATTTTGGTTTCCGGCCGTTCTTTCTGCGGTTTGAACACGAACGTTGCCGGTGGTGATTTGTCTGTGCTGCCTGATCTTTCCAGTGGTGGCGGCACCAGAATACGAAGAGGCGACACCTGCGCCAGTCGTCAGATAATTGACGACGACCTTTGAGCCGGACAGTTCTTTTGGTGTAAGACCAGCCGAAAGCTGCAGGTTTCCCGAATTGTTCTCATACAGAACGCCTTGGGACGTCTGGCCGAGCGCCGACGTGTTGCTCAAAATCGAAGTGTCGGCGTCAACCATCATCAGCACCCACGGCGATCCTGTGGGTGTCAAGGAAGAGTCGCTCTGTGGGGCGAAACCCGTTGTTTTGGATGCGGCAGAATAGAGCGACTTGCGATAGGTGACCACGTCGCCGGCCACGTACGTCGTGGTCTGGCTCCACTCACCTTTGTATTGAGGCTTTATCGCTTCTATATTGAGGACCGGCATTTAAAATTCTCCTGGTTACTTGTTGTGTTTTCGCAAAATTACATGTATCGCATTTCCATCGGGTAATGCTGGTATTGGGGAAGCGAAAAGCCAGTCGAGAGTCCGTAGTCTGATTGGTTGTTTTGGTAGCCAGATATGAACGATCTTCCATCCCTGTACACCCATTGCACCGTCATGAAAGAGTTGGTGCTCGAGGTGTTGTGGCGATAGAGGATGTCAACCAGCCCCTGTCCGAAGTTGGGCAAGTAGCTCGTAATTTCCCTTGCGGGCAGGTTACCTCCCCATTGCTGATCAACTCGTCTATCAATTCCTGCCTGACACAGGACTCCACCACCCCAATATCCGGCAGATGCGTAGCGGTCTTGACCAGTCGTCGGATCGAACGCCTTGAAGAACGTTTGTGCTTGGCCGTTACCGTTATTGTCTGTATCTTGATAGAAATTCGCAAAAGACCACACGTAGCGCATGTTGCCTTGGAATCCCGACGGTAGACCAGTCACCTCTATCGGCGTCGATCGATTAGAGCCGTCATTAAAGAAACCGAGTTGCTGGTTCCTGTTGTCACCCCATGCGTAGAGATAGCCGTCCGTGGTGATTCCGAACGCCGAAACCCAACATGCTCCGTTCGAAAAATGAACGGATGCCCATGTCCTGTTGTCTGGGCATATTACTTCGAGGAACACTGGCTGGTTTTGGGCGCCGGTAGAGCCGCCAAGACCGAGGTCACCCGATTGTCCTCTTCCGCACGAATAGAGCCTTCCTGCGTTCGTTAGCACATAGGTCACACAGTTTACTTGTGCCGTGTTGTGTCCCCATGGTTTGAAGATTTGTCGCACCCTGTCACCTGGCACTGCTGTTTCAATGACGGTTTCAAGTTCGGTCAAGCGCGTGGGAACGTTGAGCTGGGTGGTGTTGTTGCGGCCGAACGTGTTGGAAAGCGGATATCCGCATCCCCAAATTTGGCCGTTGTCCAACCAGGCAATCCATGTGTTGTCGTTGCCAGTGTAAATGTTTCTCCACGAGAAGCCGACGACTTTTGCGGTGGTGCCCCATTGGGTGTTTCCGATTTGAACGAATGTACTTCTTGCTGTCGTGTCGTTCTGGCCGAGAATTCCGGCTGTGTTGGCACCGCAACCAAAGAGCCGTCCGTCGAGCGTTCTGACAAAAACGGTCATGGAGGGGTTGGTGGTAACCATCGAATGAGCGGTCGTAAAGTAGACGCTCGTTGCTCTTCTGCCAGTGGCAGGGCCAAAGAACGTCATTCTGCGGAACACTGTGCTTCTGGTGCTGTTTCCCTCGCCCCACTGGCTGCTTGTATTAAATCCAGCCCAATACAGGTTGCCCTTTGTGGTGACAACACAGGAATCATAATAGTTTGCGGTCACATAGGCAAAAAATTCATCCGCATCAAGCGCTGTGTCAAATTGGCAGTACTGGAACGTTACCGAATAGCGAGTTCCGGGATAGGTGGAGGTGCTTATCTGGTCGTCATAGTGGTTGACCCCCAACACGCCGCCAGCGTTGTATCCGGAGACTTTCACATTCTTGCGGTCCGGAGTGATGAAGAAGAATGGCCTTGCTCCGTGGCAGGCACCGTTGTCCGGCTTAATGTCAAACGCAACGTGGGAGAAGTAGCGGCCAAACTGCTCACCCGGATACCACACCGTCGTGCCGTCGGTTACTGCAGAAGTTCCAACATAAGGAGTTGAGTTTGGTCTGCCGGATCTCGGTTTCCAAACCGGAGCAGTGTTCTTTCCAGTGCTTGTCAGCACCAAGCCCGATTCGCCGTACTGAACGCCAGAAATACCATTTGATGTGCGCACGACGACGGAGTTGACCGGTGCGGCAGCCAAAGCAGATGAACCGAGTACATCGAACGAGGCGGCATCGGCATCGAATTGGCCTGCGCTCGCATACGTTTTGTCTGCCTTGCAGACATACACCGTGCTGCCACTGAAGCCGACATCCAGGGCTTTGAATGACGCGATTGACGCGAAATTACCGACCCAGTTGAATCTGACCTTGCCGAGGTTTACTGTTGCCATGTTTTATCTCTCTCCTATGCCAATTGCAGGATTCCTGCCGAGGTTACCGACACCGTCATATTGGACGGGAGCAAAGTTTCCTCAACAAATGTATCACAATCATAGGTTTCGTCAGTGCCCGTAACGGCCGTGAGTTCGCCTGTTGTGTAATTGACCGTGAAACCAAGGAATACCGGACCGACCTCATGCACGCCGCTTGCGGTCTTGAATGACAAGTATTTGCTTGACGTGCTATATGCGGCCGTGCCATTGGTCTTTCCGGTCAGGGCGGTGATTTGGGCGGCCGTATTGGCAGCGGTATTCGTAAGGATTGCGCCAAGGACACCATCGGCAGAAATGTTGGCGTACTTGAGTCCTGTTGCAGTCGTTGAATCCGCCTGCAGGAACGTTCCATTAGCGCCGGCCGCCATGCGGACTGTCTCGTTTGACCCCGACCCGACTATCAGGTCACCCTTGACGTCAATTATTTCTTCGGTGATGACATCAAAACCGTTGACTCTTACGTACGATGATGCCGCAATGCCGTTGGCATCAAGGTCCTTGATGGCCAAGACTGCGAGTTCGGCATCGGTGAAGTCAACCGTTGTGCTCGGTTTCTGTTCAAGGTTCTCAAACAGTTTCCAGTTGCCATCTGTTGCATCTTTTACGAAACCTGAATACTTGGCGCGAGCTGAAACGGTCGCAGTCCCAGTCGATGCCGCAGCGGCTAGGTCATCTGTATCAAGGGCGAATCGGAATGACGTGCCACTCGGCGTGACCGTGATTAGATGCTGGCCGTTGAAACGGCTCTGTGTTGCGCCAGCAATAGTTACAAAGTCTCCGACAATGAATCCGTGCGCAGCAGAGGTTGTCACCGTGACGATGTCATTTTCAACCGCAATCGTGGCGACATTTCCGACGAGGGCCGAACCGAGCGCGTAGGCAGCCTGACCGATGAACCCGAAGTCCAGAGCATTGCCGGAGTTCAGTGAAGCAACGAAGATCAACGGGTCGCTTACCGCGAGGTTTTGTGTGGCCAACGTAGTTCCAGCACCAGCGACGCTGATTACACCCTGAATGCTTACGTTGCCAGTGATTTCCGTGTTGCCGGCAACGTTCAGATTGCCTTGGATGCCGACACCGCCGACGACGGTCAATGCGCCGGTTGCCGGGCTGACTGACTGCGTATCAATTTCAATGTGAACGTTTTGGTCGGGAGTGATGGACATCTGCTCGTTGTCTGACTGCAAACCACCAGCAGCAAAAATAATCTTGTTCTGTTCGCCATTTGCGCCGGTGGCGAAAACCAAGTTGCCGCTTCCGGTCGTTCCAGCCGGAGCTTCCATGAAGATGTAGCCGTCATTGGCGCCGGTAATCGTGAACTGCGGGTCGGCAAACGTGGCCGAAGTGATTCCCATGTCGATGTAACCGGCATTGTCGGAACCGTTGTTTGCGTACGCAATGAAGTCAGTGGAAGAATCTGGTGCATTTCCGACGTTGCGGAAAGCAATTTGGGCATAATCGTCGGCTTGGGTCTGGAATGCCGCAATCGGGTTTGTGAGCGTCGTTGCGAAAGCGGAGGCACCGTTACCAACTGCGATGAATTCAAGGCCGGTAAGATTGATGTCTCCGTTAACGTTCAAGTCACCCTGTACCCAGATGTCACCCGTGATGCCAACGCCACCAACGACGGTGAATGCGCCCGTAGTTGGGCTCGTTGCTGGTGTTTCAATTTCAACGTGAACGTTTGCGTCGGGGGTAATCGACATCTGCTCCGTGCCGGTGGCAAAACCGCCAGCCGCAAAAACAATCTTGTTTTCGCTTCCCTTGTCGCCAGTGGCGAACACAAGGTTTCCCGACCCATCGTTTTCTGCGGCATCGGCTTCTGCCTCGTAAAAGATGTAGGCAGTGTTCCCGCCCGTCAGGGTGAATGCCGGGTCACCGAAATCTTTTCCTGTGACACCGAGGGACAGCCAGCCGGCATCGTCATTTCCATTAGCCGAATAGACGATTATGTCGGACGAGGACGTCGGGTCTTTGTGCCTGAATGCAACCTGAGCGTAGGATTCTTTGTCGTATTCGCCGTCGTCATACTGAATCGCCATCGCCCAATTGGTCAGCTCGGCGTTTTCAACTCCGTCACCGTCAACCAAATCGTCGACGTTTTGACCAAACTTGTGGCCGACTCCGTTCAGGTTGACGACGTTCGTCCACAATGGATCGGTTCCGTCAGTAGTGAGGACTTTGTTCTGGTTCGTGTTTTGTGCTGGGAGATAGTCCGCACCAAGAGCAAACACGTCCCAGTACGCCGAGTCGCCGGCAAATGTTGCCCCAGATGTATGGCTCGCCGTGGCGATGTATGTGGTCAGTCCGTCTTTGACAAGGTCGTTGACCTTGTAGGCCGTCCCATTCGCAGCCCACGTACTTCTCCAGGTAAAACCGCCGCCGAACACGGCGAGCTTGTTGGCAGAAAGATCGGTGTCAAAATCGTTGACCGACGTGTGACGCACCACGACGCGGTATGTTGCGCCGCCGTACTGAACGACCTGATTCTTTTCGTACGGTTGTGCCGACGTCCAGTTGCCGACGAAAGAAAATCCATTGCGGAGAATTGACCACGGGCCGCCATCAACCGGATCATCACCGGCATCGGTGTTCTCAGTTGCCTGATACTCGACACCACCAATCGTCACTACGTCGTTGATGTAATACGTTTCGGTGTCGTGCCACGAGTCGAAATGACGAGATCCGTCGGACAGCACTTCCCATTCTTCCGAAGATCCAGCACTGCCCGGCTTCGTGCCGGTGTTGTCAATTTTTGAAATGTAAACGCGACCACCGAGACGAACGACGTCGGCCTGCTGATAGGCAGTCGCGCTGTTCCACTCGCCCTCAAACTTCAGACCATCAAGATATTTTTGCCACTTTGTCGCGTCATCATCTGGCTGGATGTTTGAAGAATTGGCAAGAGCGAGGTACAGCAATCCGCCGTAATTGACCACGTCGCCGATGAGGTATGACGTGCTGGTAGCCCATGGCCCACGGAAGTTCGTGCCCTCGAGCATGAGGGACCAATGGCTCGCCGTGACCGGGATGATGTTTTGGGTCGTGACGGCATTGATATAGACGTAAAGGTTGCCGCCATAACGAACGACATCGTTGGTTTGGTAGTTCGTCGCGTCGGCATAATCGCCCTGGAACGAAAGACGAAGCCTCCCAAGATCAATAAGCTGCGGCATTAGGAAACCTCCATCACAAGATTAGACGATGTAGCCGTTCTCCACGAGAAACCAAGATACTTTTTTGAGGAAAGCCATGCGATGAAATCATCCAGATCGGTGAAACCCGTTTCGGGAAGCCTGATTTCTTCGTCTTCCTCAATTGCCTCGACTGTCAAGACGTCATTGATGAAGTCGTAGTGGAAACCATAAAAAACGCGGTCGACCAACTCCTCGATGCTGTCGGGGTTGACGATGATCGGTTGTTCAGACATTAGAGAATCACCTTCTCAGACAGAATTCCTGTGGCCGCAAATGAGACATTCCCATTATTGGATAGGACGTACAGGGCGTGGTCTCCGTTGAGCGCCCACTTCTTGGTTTCCCATGTTTCTTTGCCCGAAATGACCGTTTCGTATGCGGCGTAAAGTGTCTGCGCCTCTGTGTCATCCAATGACTTAGAGTAAACGGTGACGCGGGCCTCGCCGAGACCCTTGTTTGTGCACATGACTGAAACGAAATAGTCGTAGTCAAGATCCGGCTGAAGAAGAACCAGTGGCGTGTCGGCGGCCGGTGTGCCGTTTCCAAGATATTGAAGAACGGCCATTTCAGTTACCCATCCACCATGTCAACGCCACAGATGTTGAAACGTCAACGCCCTCTAGGGTTAGCGCCCTGGCAATGAACTTGCCGTCTCGAAATTGAAGCACGTAGTTCTGCTGAGCTCCTTCTGTTGAAATTTCAACATCCTCTACGGATATCGTTCCGGATATGACAGCATCACCAAGTACTTCTATATCGGTAAGAATTTTTTGCTTTGGTGTCGGCATTTAGATTACCCAGTTACCACTACTCTGTATTCTTTGCCAGTAACAAGAGCATTGTACGAAACTGTCACTTCGTTTGTGTTCAGACGAGCAACATCGGCCCAAACCGTTTCATATGTTTCATTATCAAACAGCTGAACCGTTACATCGCGTGTCCCATAGTTGTGGGTGATCGTGTGTTCATTTAGGTTTGCTGTCGTGTAACTCGTCACCGTCTGAGCAGAAACTCTTGCGACGACTGGAGCAGTAACAGATAGTGTTCCAGCCGTAAAACCAAGATTCGCTCTGGCCCCAGCAGCCGTGCTTGAGCCCGTACCACCATGCTCAATCGCAACATCTGTTCCAGCCCAAACACCAGTAGAAATTGTTCCCAGTGTCGTGATTGATGTTTGGCCAACATAAGTTTGCGCAATGTCAACAGAACCAGTTGTGACGCTTATTCTGTCGGCCGTTCCGACGACATCGATGGTGTTGCCCACCTTTGTGAGACCGTTTCCGGCAATGCTCTGACCGGCCGAAGAGAACTGTGTGAACTCAAGCGAAGTTGTGCCGAGAACGATGGGGCGATTTGTCGTCAAAACCCAGCCAGAGTCGCTCCAATCATCACCCTGTTCGACGAACACAAACATGCCTGGGCCGACCTCGGCGTCGCTGTCAGCGTCGGTTGATCTAACCCACCCGCCCGTTTGTTTGGCAAGGTAAATGCCGTTTTGCGACGCATCATTTTGGCCGCGGACAAGAATTCTGTCGTCTTGAACAGTCTGCACACCGTCAATTACTGGTAGGCCAGCAAGCGGTGAAAGATTGTTATAAAGTAAAAGCCGGACTGATTCTTTGACGTCAAGACCAGATCTTGCAGCGTCGACATAGTTCTTTGTCGCAGCGTCTTGTGGGTCCTGTGGTTCGGCGAGACCAACAATTCTTTGCCCGTTAAAACTGACATTCAACGTGGGCGACGACATCTGATCAAGGCGATTTTGACGAACACGAAGGTCCGTGTAGTACAGGTTGGTTGCGCCCTCGGCAAGATCATCCGTGTCGTGGTTTGAGAGCGATGAAACAGTTCCCGTTACATTGCCAGTCACGTTGCCAGTTACGTTTCCCGTAAGGTTGGCGGTGATTGTTCCGGCAGAAAAGTCGCCAGTTGCGTTTCTTTCTACAATTTTGCCGGCGACGTTTGCGGCTGTTGCGTCATCGAGGATGGCCTTGTCCGTGTTGGACATGAGACCAGATACAGAAATTGTCGCATCGGCAATCGAAAGCGAAAAGTTTCCTGAAGATTCGGTTGCGGTAAGCGCTGTTGTACCAGAGGAAATTCCGCGAATAAGTTTGCGCCAGGATCCAGATGTGCTACCAGTGGGAACGTGGTAGTACTTGAGTGTTCCCTCCGAAGAGTTGTAATAAACGCGGCCACTAAAGTTGCCAGTGGTCGGGTCTGCATCAAGAACCTGGAACCGACCATTGAGGATTTGATTTTGGTTGAGGTCTAGGTTAGTTACAAATTTGGTAGCCATGCAACTTCCTTATGTTAGATAGGCGTAACCGGCAAACGCCGATGTAAATTCTACACGAATTTCAAGGTCGGAAACGTAAGTTATTTCGCCAATGACTACCGTGCCGGCAGTATCAACGACAACAATCGACGGCTTTCCGCCCAATCCGTGGTGAATAATCCATTCTGCAGACGGAGTCGACTGAACGTGCTGATAGCGGGTGACATAGGCTCCCGCTGTAAAAAACGGTGGCGGCCAACCGGTATCTGTCTTTGGTCCGAAATACCTTGAGGTTTGAAGGTCAATATAGAAGTCGCCGGGCTTGCCGATGTCGTTGTTTGGATTTCCGATGCCAGAAAACCAACCACGACCCCGCGGGCCATAAGGGCTATGGAGCTGAACGATAACCCTGTTTTGTACTTCTCTAACTTCACTTGCCGTCATCTGGTCACCTCGTAAGCGAATTTGAACTCTCCCCGGAGCAGCCTGTGAACGTTGCCGTCTTCGCTGACCAGTTCAATATCGTAAACACCACCACTTGTGAGAGCTGCAGTCTGCGAATGCGACATAAAAATTTGAAGGTTGTTGTATTCAAAACCGGGAAAAGGTTCTACCGAATCTGGATTTATGTTCAACCCACCATTTTCGGTCGTGAGATTCACTATAACGTTCGGGCTTTCAATTGTTCTGCGAACCTGCATTCTTGCCGTATACCCCCTAAGGTCAAACGGTTCATACGTTTGGCCAGTCGGGTCAGTCGCAAGATCGGGTTGCTCAACCTGGACAAGCAGGTTCAGCTCCGAGCCCTGTTCGCAAATAATATTGTAAACCCCAGCAATCATTGACAGGCACCTTCACCTACTACTTCAATCCATTGTAGATTAGAGCGCCTGCCAACGAGGCAAAGAATCTCAGAGAATCGACGCTGAATCCTTGTTGGGACCGACCCTCTTCAAGCCGAGTGCTGCCGCAACCGACAACACGGCCGCAGTTACGCCGATCTTCAGGTTGTTGCTGTCCAACAGGGCGTCGAAAGAGCTACCTGCGGCAACCCAGGCACCCAGGTAGGCAGTCAGAAAAGCTGTCACTGTTCGTTCTGCTGTGTCTTTGATGAATTTCATGTTCATGTTTTTCTCCTATATTGAAGGGAAATTGCATTCTCCGGAAGTAATCATTTCTTCTGCTGACCGAATCATTCCCAAAGCAAGCCACGGTGTCAAAGTGGAAGACACCGTTACGTTCAGGTCGGTTCCGTCATCGTTGACAATTTCGGCCACGAGTATGAAGTTTGTAATTATTGTGGATGGGAGTATTTCCCGCACAAGTTGTTCAAACAACTTATCTAGTGAACCTTCATCATTGTCGGCCATGAAAGCCTCCGGTAATCAAATTATACCCCAAAGCTAAACCGCTGCGGTCATCTGATGGTTCACCAAGACTCCAAGTGGTTTTGCGTAAGAAATAGCTTCCATGACAATCGTCGACGATGAACCGATAAGGCTTACGTCTCCACCAAGCGTTTCGTTCCACGGAGTAAAAATGTTTATAACCCATGGAGTCGTCTCGTAATTGTAAGAAATTGTAATTGTTTTGTTCCCGGTCAGCATCTGTTTTGCTGACTCGCGAACGGCCGGCAGGGTTCCAGCAAAACCGCCGTAATAACTGGTCCGTGCTTGCCACCTAAGCAGCGCAATTTGAGTTTCCCGCGAAATTGCCGGGGGAAGCAGTTCTTCTGATGCGGTCAAAATAATTCTGTCTGTCCCGTCGAGTTCGCTCTCGTCAAGAATGAATGGCGTCGGCTCATAGTCTGGTGAAAGCCGATATCGCGCTATTGGATAAGTAAACGTAAAAACAAGCAACCACAACAAAGTCTGATAGTCGGCCACGGTCGGATCTACAAGAGTGCTCTTGGTGTCATCGACGTTCTCGTTGTAGCCATCAGAAATATCAGCGTATAAAAATTTTGAGAGATATTCATTTGCTTTGTCTATATAGTCCGAAGCAATGTCCATAAAACGAAGCATTTTTACGTTCGGATTGGATTCTACGCTCAGCTCTTTTTTTAAAATCCAATCTGGCAGTTTTGTCCCAAGACTCACCATTACAGAATTTTTATCCAACAATTCGTAGTAGCGCATCATTGTTGGCGAGGTGAAATAAAAAGTTTCGTTAGTTCCGGCCGGATCAAAATTGATAAGAAAGTTATACGAGGGGGCAACTGTTCCATTTCCGGATATCAAAAATGGTTTAAGTCTCACTACCGTCCAATTGAATGTTTCTGTTGCTGAACCCAAATTAATTGACGTCGCAGAAGTAGTCGTTGACGATTCAATCGTTATGGTTTCGCTGTAGATGTTGTTATAGACGGTTTCGGAAACAGTAACTTCGATCGAACCACCAAGTTGCATGCGAACAGCAAAAACAAAAGTCATTTGCTCGTTTAGATCGTCCATGTCTCCGTCGACGCCGGCAATATACACAGAAGTTGGAAGATCTGGATTTATGCGCAACATCGCAGCTTGTCGATATTTTCCCGGCCTGAAGGTGGACAAACCCTGCGCATTGAAAATCGCGTTAGAAACTTGCCAGCTTTGAGTTTGGCCGAACGCACTAAGTTGTGCGTCAACGTCGGAAAATCGGTTGACAGAACGCATGAGTCACGCAACGGACACTTGAACGGTTGCCCTGGGGAGAAGTCCTGCGTAACTCGGCGCGTAACCGATTAGTTGAGACCCGTTAGTCGATTCCGCATAGAGCAAATTATTTCCTGGGGCCGTTGCTGGGTATGTCAGCTCAGTTGCAGAAACAGCGAAAACATAAGAAACACCCGCGATTCGTGAAGCTTCAACAACGATATCGAAAATTCTCACTACCGAATCCCAATTCTTCCATTCGTCAGGAGAAATACCAGTTTCGATCGCTGCTTTTACTTCGTCAACCACGTCGTCGGCAATGTAACTCGGATCTACGGCAATGGAAATACTGAACTTGAGATCGTACGTCCAGATGTCCAAAATTTCAAAAGACAAACCAGCCACAATTCGTTCTTCAATTGATTCTCTAATTTTTGTTTTCAGCGATTGAGAAATCGGAGTTCCGTTTTGGCCACAAACAAAAATGGCGAAAAATCCAGGGTCAGGATTCGACTCAATTGTCAAAAGATCGAGTTCAGTAAGATTTACTACGTTTACAGGGCCCGAAGATCCAGTTCCTCCAACCGGATTGGAAATCTCAAGATTATTGCCGGAAAACGTTCCGATGAACGTTCCTGACTTGAAAAATGAATATTGAGTATTTCCATAAAATTCTGGAGACAACACTCGATACACGGGATCACCGGCCGACGCTGTCGCAAAAGCAGAGTTGGTTTCGACTGTTGCTGTTGCGCCATTTTTGGTCAAATTGGTGGCGTTTTGGGCGGCATTGAAAACGACAGCTTTTGCCAAGTCATAAACCTTGCATCTTTTTACGTCGGCGAACGTCGTAAGGATAAAATTTTCAACTTGTCTGCCAGTGGTGAGAACTCGAGAAAGGGATTGCAGATACGAGGTGCCACGCGCAAAATATTCTTCCGATGTCTCTGCTGTGTTTCCCTGCGTCAAAGCTTCAACAGATTCACACAAAAGAATTATCGAGCTTGGTTCCGAAATCGCTAGCACCGCTCCAGCCGGAATATTTGGAATAACGCCGGATTTGACCGATGTAACGATCCCAACAACCGTGTATGAGTTTGATGCGGCTATCAATGTTTCAGCCAGCTCAAATGCACACTGCTCGACATCTTGCCCATTGTTGTAATTGTAAATTACGGCCGTTCCCGCAGGAACCGATCCACCAAGTTCCGAAAGGGTGAATTCAACGTTGAGTGTCGCAAACGTCGCCTCAAGACGCTCCAATCCATGAAGCTTGAGAACACCCTCCATCAGTCCGTCCGGAAGTCGGTTGATAGCGCCGATCGTTGCTGATCCGATATACGCAAATGACTGCATGAGCGCATCTTCGAGGGTGCCGGCCCGCGGGTTTAGCTCCGGAAGAGCATTTCTTCCGTATTCGACCGCCTCCTCGTATATTTCCGAAGGGCTTTTGTCATCGATCGTAAGGTCGATGTATTGGCTGAAATCAATAGAACCCATAAAACTACCGACCTACTTTTATCGCAACTTCAACGCGGCCGTCTGCGCCGATGGGGACGAGCTTGATTTCTTCAACTATTATTTCGGGCCAAAATTGAGAAATGACTGCCGTTGTTTCAAAAATATTACCAGGTTCATATGTCGGATCAGAAATACCAAATGTCGGCTCAAGCGGCAATTCGCCGCGATGTGTTTGCACAGCAAACGCGACCACTTGTGCTTTTGATTCAATAGAACCGTCCTCAACTACGACAACAGAACCATTGACAATATCAAAAGGAATCCGTAAATTTGCCATAGGTCTATTCTGCCATTTCCAGTTGTGTAGCCAAGAATGATCAGGATTGGGGCGGATGGGCGATATGCGTGTTGTATGTGTTTCGAAGGTTGGTTACCTGAGTTTGTAACCCGTTTATCTGTGTTTGGAGAAGATGAATCAGATCATCCACATATTTTTTTGTGGCCGCATCTGTATCTATCGTGGGGGTCCCAGTGTTTTGCAGAACATTTGTTGAAACAATCTTGCCCAAAACAACTATTTCTTCATTTCTATCCTCCATAAAAGCACAAAGGACGTAGGAACCTACCGGCGGATACAGGCCAACGACTTTGCACGGTCCAAAGTTTGCGTTACTCCCGCGTGTGAGATTGGGTATTCTCACATACACACCGCCAGTCGTTTTCGTGCAAATTCCAAGAAATATTCCACTTGGTCGACCGGGCGCCGAAGAACCCTTTTGGGGATTGGTTGTCGTTCCACGACTATTTTTTATGTTTGTCATGTTTATTCGTCGTTCGGAGCTGTCTTGGGAGTTTTATATCTAGCAAAGCTCATTGTTCCGGGCCGTACGCCGACCGTGGGATGATTTTTTTGAGACTCTGGCTTGGTGGGTGTTTTGAAAGAAACTTCAACGGGGTCATTGGTTGCTTCACTGAAAGTGACACTGTTTACCAAGTAATTACCTCGGAAAAAAGTTGGAAGTGGTCCGACATAGACCGTATGCCCGGGTCTGATCAGACAACCATTTGGCTTTATAACAGAACAAGAACCATCTGCTTCGAGCGGATCATTTTCGGAGGACCTAAAAGACGGCCATGACACCAACCCGAAAAGTTTCATAACGTCTTCGAGATCTGTTCCTTGTTTTCCATACTTTTCTAATACGTTTTTAGGAAGATATGCAAGCGGGATGTAAAGACTTGTATCGCTTTGGTCCCTACCAAAAGCTGTACTCAATCCTTGTTCGTAGCCGATAATCGGGGTGTCGTAATATTCATAAAGACCGAATTTGCCGATCAAAAATCTTTCCGAGCCATAAATCAGCGCCCCATCCATTTCAAAACAAGCAGACTCGTTATCGCCGGCCGTTCTTGTCAACACATCCCAGACCGAATCATCATTTTTTGACGTATTCGCAGTGACCACGCTCTGTGATTTTTGTGCTTTTGACGGATTTGCGTCTCCGAAAAATGTCAAACCGTATTTTCGCGCTAATTTTTGAGCCAAATCGTATCCGCTCGATGCGCCCATATTTCCAGCAGTTTTATCTCTTTTCATCCTCTGGACAGATCTGGATCTCAATTTCACGTTCAGCACCGGAACGGATTCTTCCACATCCACATCGACGACGGCCACCTCATATTCTCTTCCTCGATACTTGATCACTCTTCTAAGAACAAAATAGTTGTTTTCCATCATGTAATAGTTCTGGTCGACCAGTTTCATGGAAACTTCCGTAGTTGCCGTTATGTCATAGCTCACATTGATTGCCGTCAAGTTTCTTGCAATAGAAAGAGCGATTTCTGAATCCGGTGGAACATCGGGAATAGAAATTAGATCGCCAAGTCTATTGGGTTGCAAAGTTGCTTCTTTGACGGGTGGAGAATTTACATTTTGTGGCGTTCTGTAAATATCAAACGGGGAAGTCAAATAATTACGCGTCGATAAACCGAGTTGATCGGTCATACCACGCTGGGCGGCCAGTACAACACGCTGAACATATCCGCTTGCTTCCGAAAGTTTCTTGAGATATTTGTTGGCAACTTTCGGTGAAGAAAAAATTCCGACATGAGATCCGGTCTGCTTGAAAACTAATCTCGATTGTTCGTCAGTAAGTTCAATGCCATCCGAACTAAGCGTCGGTATACCTATGGTTGCCCGTTTTATTACAGCCCCAATAAACATTTTTTGTGTTATCAAGATCGACTTCAGCGTATCTAAAGAGTTCGGTTTGTTTGGATTGACAACCCGGGTAAGAAGATTTATATTTCCGTACAGGAAAACATCATCTTCTCTCAAGCCAGCATCAGCAGCGGTCGGATAGTAGGGGAGAGGAGAATTCGCCGCCACAAAATCAGTCCGGAGGGTAGTCGGGGTTTGTCGGTGTTGGCGTCGGAGGGGTCTTTCCCTGTGCGACCGCAACTGACCAAACAGAGAGTTTATCAAAAGCCTGTTGGCTCACAGAAGACGCTTTTTTGCTTACCTTTTTCGGAACGCCATACGAAATGGGCCGCAAAAAAACAAATTTGGGTCTATAGGGTGTATATTCAACAAATCCCATAGATGCAGTAAATCTTGTGGTTGGCCCATTGCGCAAAGTTCTGTCTTGACTGAACGACAACTCTGAAATATACCAATTCGAAGACGTGATCGACACCGGCATTTTTTGAAATCTAACCGGTATTCCGTCATCGGCGATTTCTTTCAACCGCTCCATGTTTTCGTCAACGTTGTTGACCATGGAGTCGTCAAATATCGCGAGCGGAACTTCAAAAGTAAAACGTCGCAGTTTGCCTGATTTTATTTCGAGCAACGGTTTGTCGTATGGTCGTTCTATTTCCGAAAACTCTGGCCCGTAACCCTCGTGTTGAATCGGAAGCGGACGATAGGGAAACTGAAACTCTTTTCCGTTGTCAATAATTTGTATTATCTTTGGAGGGTCTCCGGCAGTTGGAATTTTTGTTTGATTAGGCAGAAGCCAATTGGTGATCGCCACCTTGATGCCAACGTTTACTATTGCCCGTCCGGTTTGACTAGTTGCCACACCTACATCCTTTCGTTAATGTCGCGCATGGCTTTTTGTTGCATCCTCATCATTTTTGCCACGAGCGCGTCGATGTCCATTCCATGTGAGGGGTAAACGTTGATCGTGACACTTGGGGCATGTGCCGTGCTGTAACCATTTTTATCTTTGGTTGTCGAGGTGTCGCCGACTCGCGGAACAACATGCAGGTGACGATTTGCGTTCACGCCGTGGAATTCCGCAAAACCTCCGCCGTTTCTTACCATTTTCGCGTACTGGCCAAGATTTTGCCCAGTCAGGTCATATGCTGCCCCAGCCGCATGATCCGAACTCGGCGACCCGAGGTAGGTCGACCTTAGGGAGCTGGTTATTGTTCTCTTCCCGGTAAGCCTGCCATTTATTGATGCATGAGCGCCAAGTGTCGATTTTAATCGTTTCGATGCTACTGTATCTCCAAACACGCCCCTACGGGGGGTTCTCGTGTCGTTGCCTTCTGCCGATGGGTGCACTGGAACGATTTTGTCACCTTTAATTTGCAAACCCCTGGCCCACCAGTCCGGCGTATCATTATCCCACCATGCAGGCTTAGTGTTGAATCCGGTTGCGGCCGCATTGATTATTTCGGTCATCAATTGTCGATCGTCTGTCGACAAAGTCAATTGTTTATCTGTTCCCTCTGTTAAACGGAAATTGAGGGAGCCTTGCGGAAGACCCAAAACGTCTTCGAGTTTCGACTGTGCCGCTACCGCAGTCATGCCGGCAAAATTTCCATATTTAAGATAAGCCTGCAGTTTGTCGATTCTGTTTTGGTCACCAGATTTTAGGATTTCTTGAATTTTTGTATCGAGCGCCGCCATTCCCTTTTCGTCGCTAAACAGATTCGCTTCGGCCAATTTTCCGCCTATCTGCGTAGTGCCGACCCCGGCCACTGAAACAATGGCGGGATTCAAAAACTCATTTTGGATGGTTTCTAACATTTCTTTTTGTTTTTCCGGACTCAACTTAGAAAAACCATCACCGAGAATCTTGGGGTTGCCCAGGACGTAATTCGGACTCTTCGGATCAAACATTTCAAAAAGACTCCCAATAACCTTGAATTGATTGTCGGGATATTTGGCTTGGAGAAACAATGTCATTTCGGAAATTACGCTCTTTATCGCGTCCATGTTCGGGCTTGCATTGAATGCGTTTTGTGCAGCGTCCACAGCTTCGCCCAATTCGGATTGCGTTTTGAATTTTTCTAAACGGTCCAAAGCATTCAAAACAGCATCCTTGACCGCATTATCGAGTTCTTTGGCCGTTTTCTTGAAAGATTTTCCTAGGCCCTCCATCGCTTCCTTTAGCGTCTTCGTGTCGTCAACCAAGTTAAACCCCATCTTGTGGGACAAAGAGATAATTTCTTCTTTGGTCAGTCCGGTCGCCTGTTGAAGTTTTCTTATTTGTTCGTCCATCCGTCCGGTGGCCAACGTGGCGACTCGTTGTTGCTGCACAGCATCCTTCGCCAACCCAGCAAACAAGTCCTTTCTTGCGTTCGGGTCCGCAAAAGCGCGTTCTCTTTGTTCTTTGCTTATAACTCCTTCTTTTAGGAGTCTGTCCAATTCGGCATTTTGTGCCGCAGCTCCACTGCTTGCCAGTTTTTTCATTCGTTCCGTGGTTGTTTTGGCGAGGGTGTTCGCGACACTTGTTTGCCCCTCGATCATCGCCGAGACTATAGGAATTAGATTTTGTTTACTGATTTGATCTTGCGCTTCTTTGCGCATTTTCTTTTTGTTTCGGTCGGATTTGATCCAGCCAAAAATTGCGCCAGCTCCAGCACCAACCAGAGCACCAAGCGCAGTTCCGACACCAGGAATAAAACTTCCGATCAGCGCACCGGCCGCAGCCCCACCGAGCGCCCCAGACAAGACACCTCCAGTTGTTGTCTGTGCACTAGACGCCGTTCCCAATCCCATGACAGCGGCTCCCGCAAGCGGGGACACGGTCATCAGTGCGGAACCAGATTGAAGCGCACCCTGCGCTTCGGGTGATCCATATTTCGAAGACAAATAAGATGCGCCAGCCCCCAACATCATGGTCCCCACCCCCATATTGGCTTTCAACGCGGCTTTTGTAGCTTGACCTCGTCTTGCTTTGAACGTTTTTGGATCTCCACCTGCTTGCAAGTGTGCAGCCTGTTGATCCAATATGGCTTGACGATAGGCACCACTCATCAAACTGCTGCCAGTCATGCTCATGAAGGTGTTTGAAAGTCCGCCTTTAATTTTTGCGGCACGAGCTGCGGAAGCATACTTGATAGCTCTACCGTATTGTTTTATTGTCTGCCCTGCCGTTCTCGCATTCGGCAAAAAATTATGGTATCGATTCGAAATCGGTCCGCCTGCCCCACCGGGCCCGGCAGCTCCAGTCATTCCAAACAAACCACTAAAGAAACCCCCACCGGCTCTTCGATGTGATTGAAAAGCTTGGAACCTCGACATTCGTGCTGCGCCCGCAGCGTTCAGCTGTTGCATGGCGGCGGCCTGCTGCGCCGCCGTTGTGACGCCTGCGGCGGTTTGAGGACGGTTGTTGTTCAATAGTGGAATAAGTCCGAAGCCAGTCACAGGAGTTCCGGACGATCGCATTCCCATTCCACCCAGAGCATTAATACCGTATGTTGCGTAGTTCGGGTCTTGGTTTGGGCCGACAATGGTGTTTCCGATTTTATTTTGTGCGAGATTGCGAAACAAAGCAGAATAAGGAGTATAAGGCGTGTGGACTTGTGGATCGTAAACATTTTTTGTCGTGACGGGGAGATCTTTGTTCAAATGTTGAAAATATCGGTCAGCATCGTAACGCATCGAGCCGGAATAAGGTATTGGTTTGTTAGTTCTTGGGTCGATGAATCGGCCGTCTGCGGTCTGTCGATACCTGCCTCCCAACCCATGTCCTGGAACAATCGCTCCAACTGGCGCATTTCTCACCCTGCTGCTTGCCATGCTCCCGCCCGCGGATGCCGCAATTGTTCCAGCGGCAGCGGTAAGACTTGCGGCAGCAGACTGCAAGGATCCCGCAGCAGCGGTAATTGCACTCGCACCCCCACCTGCCGATGACGAGCCTGAAACATTGGACAATGTTCTCGTGAGTTGTACTCCGGAGGTTTTACCTCCACCCGTCGCTCCCGACATTCCACCGGGAATTCCATTGGTCATTCCAAGTGCGCCGTAAAAGAAACCCCTGCCGCCTCCGCCGCCTCCTCGCTTGCCCTTCAGGGCCGCTGCCAAAGTCAAGAAAACAGGCAGAAATGCGGCAAGTGGTCCGGCTTTAGAAAACATCCTGAAAATATCGGCGATACCACGCATAAGCAGGGCAATTGCATCAAGCACTTTGTTGATGATTGGAATCGCCTCAGTAAATATTTCCTTGAAAGCGGCAGACATATCAAAAAATGCGGCGATTACATTTTTCAGCGATTCGCCGAAAGACAAAAATTTGTCTTTGTTCTTAGCACCCAGCTCGGCAAGCTGTTTTATATTTCTTCCAAACCCCTTGAACACTTCGGCGAGCGGTTTCCCAAACATGTCGATGACTATTTTTCCGCCCTCTCTGAGCGGTTGGAGCACTTGAAGAAATCTTTTTGTGTACCGGAACATCGCCGTGTACACCTTGTTGATTCGTCCAAAAAACCCGTCAGCTTGCGGCAAAAACTTTCTAAATAGATGAACCGAAAAATTGGCCAATTTGTCAACCGCACTCACAAGAGTGTCGAGCAGTTTGCCTTTTCCGGCGAAAGTTATGAGATCACTGCTGATGCGTCGGAACGTCTTTCTTATGATGATAAAAACGTCGAACAACGATCTTTTGAATGGATCCAAAAGAGACTGACCGATTGACGAAATCTCGCCGTATAGACGAGTCAGATATCCTTTGAATTGAGCAAACAAAGTCTGCTGTACGATGCCGGCAGCTCCGAGGACACCTGCTTCCTTCGCCAATTCGCCAGTGGTCAACATATCGAAAAGATCTTGCGTGGACGAAATTTTTCCTGAC